TATAAGAATAGTGAATACCATAAGACCTACACCTAACCAGTTTACCCAGTTAGGCATAGGTTCGTGCTGAGGATTATGAGACATTGGTTTCATACTCTTCAAGATATTTAATCATACTTTCAATAACACTGACATTATCACCCAGTAGTCCCATAGCACGATTACAACTATGGCAGAGAAGACCTCTAACTTTACCTGTATCGTGGCAGTGGTCTACAACAAACACATTAGTTCCACCACCCCTTCCAGATTTTCTACCTCCTGGTTCGGTAGTTCCGCAAGTAGCACATTTGTGGTCCTGTTCTTCAAGCATCTCATTATATTCTTGAAGGGTTATTCCATATGCGTGTCTTAGATTTTTATCTCTACCTTTTTCTGGGGTATAGTTTTCTTGTTGCTTTTTTACATAACACGATTTACATTTTCCGTGTGGATATCCCCTGTTATTAAAGTAATATTCTGTTAGTGGTTTTGTTTCTCCACAAATATTGCAAGTTCTCATGGGTTTAAGTTTTAGTTTTTTAACTTCAACTATTATATAGTAAAAAAGGGACTTTCGCAAGCCCCTTTGATATTATTCGGTTTTTATATCAACCGATGGTAGGAGCAGTCAAAGCAACAGGAGTTGATTCGGCAGCCGCCAGGTCCAAAGGAAAATTATGTGCATTTCTCTCGTGCATCACTTCCATGCCCAGTCCAGCACGATTGAGAACATCAGCCCAGGTGTTAATAACTTTACCTTGACTATCAACAATCGACTGATTGAAATTAAAGCCATTGAGGTTAAAAGCCATCGTAGAAACACCAAGAGCGGTGAACCAGATACCTACAACGGGCCAAGCAGCCAGGAAGAAGTGCAGACTACGGCTATTGTTGAAGGAAGCGTATTGGAAAATAAGGCGTCCGAAATAACCGTGAGCAGCTACGATATTGTAAGTCTCTTCTTCTTGTCCGAACTTGTAACCATAGTTCTGGGACTCAGTCTCAGTGGTTTCACGAACCAGCGAGGAAGTAACCAGAGAACCGTGCATTGCACTGAACAGAGAACCACCGAAGACACCAGCAACTCCAAGCATGTGGAAGGGGTGCATCAGAATGTTGTGCTCTGCCTGGAAGACAAGCATGTAGTTGAACGTACCAGAGATACCCAGGGGCATCGCATCAGAGAAAGAACCTTGACCGAAAGGATAAACAAGGAATACGGCGCTAGCAGCAGCAACAGGTGCGCTATAAGCAACACAAATCCAAGGACGCATACCCAGGCGGTAGGAAAGTTCCCACTCACGACCCATATAGGCGTAAATACCAATCAGGAAGTGGAACACAACCAGTTGGAAAGGACCACCGTTGTAAAGCCACTCATCTAGGGAAGCAGCTTCCCAGATGGGATAAAAGTGCAGTCCAATTGCGTTGGACGAAGGAATAACAGCACCAGAGATGATGTTGTTTCCGTACATGAGTGAACCAGCAACGGGTTCACGGATACCATCAATGTCCACAGGGGGAGCACCGATGAATGCGATGATGAAACAAGTTGTAGCAGCAAGAAGGCAAGGAATCATGAGGACTCCGAACCAGCCGACATAAAGACGATTGTCGGTTGAAGTAACCCAGTTGCAGAACTGTTCCCAAGTATTCGATTGTTGTTGACGTGAAATTGTAGCAGTCATTGTTTTAAAAAAGTAGTAAGACCATCAGGGAAATGGTGGAGTTACTATGCTCCCCGCACCCTTAGCGGGGATATGAGAGACGTAATTTATACACCCATAGGTCTCGGTTAACGGGTGTTTAACAATGTTACAAATCCGTTAAGGTTCGTAACATTTGTTTACCTATTTATTATAGTACGGTCTTGGGGTAGCGTCAAGCCCCTATCTAAATATGATTCTTGATCTGAACTCCAAGAGATCCAGTATCTACAGCAGCATCATTACTCTGTCTATTGATTGAGAGATCAACGTGAGTTGTGGATCTGGCAATACCAACATAAGAAGCAAATCCTTGATCCATACCCTGAGAGAGTACATAGTAATCATTACTACTCGTGTATGAACTCGCAAAACTTACACGATAATTTCCACTTGACTGTTGAGAAACAGTTACACCAGAGGTTCCTCTCCAGGTTGGTGATCCACCTAAAGTAATCTCACCATACTTATCTCCTGGTGGATTAACAACCGATGAAAGTGTTCCTGTGATTGGAAGTTGTGTTGTTGGAGGAGTGAATGTTGCGTAGGTTGAGATTCCGATAGAATTATATCTTTGTCCAGCAGTTCCGACACCTGCTGAAATTCTTACATCATCAAAATATGCATCTAAACTATAAAGACCATTATAGGTTGTTCCATTGATAATAGGAACTGAATCTCCAAATGCAGCGCCAAATCCCAGTCCAGCACCACTTATGTGAAGGATATCATTGTCAATAAGTCCGTTATTAATAGTATATGTAGTTTCAATGCCATTTATATAAAAGTGTATTGAACCATTGTCCCCTTCTCTTACCAGTGCATAATGATTCCATTTATCGAGGAAGATGGAGTTCCACGTCGCGATGGACTGAACCTCAAGAGTTTGTGCTGAGGGATTATTTTCATTATTCCAAATGTAAATGATGTTGGTACCAGTATTACGCACACCAAAAGACCAGTCCCCGCTTGTATCGTCGGTTGAGACTTGAGATACTATAGTTTCGTAAGTTAGTGGCGTATTATCGTGGTATATCCAGAATTCAATCGTCCAAGAACCAGTGAAATCATACTCACTTCTGTCAGCATAGGATACTCCAATACCACTGACAAATCCACCAATATTTCTATAAGATCCCGTTCCAATCGTAACTGCAGAACCTACAATACTAGAACCAGCACTTACAAAAACTGGAGTTGCACCAAACTTCGCATCAGTAAAGTCATCATCAAAGGTTGCTCTGAAGACAACATTATCCCATTCAGTATCAGCAGGTTGAGTGACTGGTGTTCCACTTGAAAGAACAAACTCTCTCCAGGCACTACCATCATAATAGAATGGAGCTCCAGCAATTTGTTTGATTTCTCCTGCTGTTCCGGATGTTCCTACGATTGTTGCGTTATTTTGTGCTAATTGTATTCCACCATTAACTGAAAGTTTACTTGTTGGATTTGTGGTGCCCAATCCAACATTTCCTGCGGCATTGGCAATAAGTCTAATATTACCAGCACCATCAGAAAGAACTACATTATTTGATGAAGTTCTGATATCTAGATTATTTTGATTTCCATTATAAGAACCTAGTATTGTATTTTCATCGCCTGTAGTAACATATCTTCCAGCACCATATCCAATAAAAGTATTTCTAAGAGTCGTTGTTCCACTTTGACCAGCAAAAGCACCAACAGCAGTGTTTCCATTCCAAGTATTAAGTGTATCATTATTCCCAACAATATTTAAAGCATAATATCCAATCGCAACGTTTTCTCCTGCTGCTCCAGGTGTAGTGAATGAGTAATCACCAATTGCAACATTACCATTACCAGCAAATGTGGATGCTGGATGTTGAGTAATGATTACATTATCGATGTAAGAAGTAGAGTTTCCTTTTATGGTTAACCCCTGAATGGTAGCAATACCAGTAACACTTAACTGACCAGTGGTTGTGGTTCCAACAATGTTGACACCAGAAGTTGCGGTTTCAAATTTTTTAGAGTTATCATAATAAAGTTCTACTGGTCCATCATTACTGAATACTGCGATAGTTTCGTTTCCAGTTGATTTTGTAAATTTAATACTACCAGCAACAGTATTTTTAGTTAGATAAAAATCAGTTCCATCCCAGGCCATTGAAACATCATTAGTGTCCCCAAATGTAACACTAGATCCATCTCTAATATTGAAAGTTCCTGCTGAAGCATCCCAATATGCTCTGGTTGCTCCATTAGATTTCAAATCAATGTCTCCAGTACTACCAGAGAGTCCATAAAAAGTGGATACACCAGAAACATTCAGTTGTTTAGTGAATAGTGATGGACCAGTTACAGTTGTGATACCAGCAAAAGTAGAAACACCAGAAACACTAATAGCATCAAACTCAGCGTGTCCATCAACATCTAAGTGTCTACCAATTGTTACATCAGTACTGATCGCAACCGTACCAGCATTTAAGTTCAAGTTATTAGGACTGGTGATCGTGGGAGTACCCGAAGCACCAATCAAATTTAATTCCTTTATACCAAAACTTTTATCTGCCATTTCGGTTTTTTAGGTATTTATGATTGAGTAAATGAAATACCAGAAACACTGACACCACTCATGGATGGTTTAGTGTCACTGGCACTATTGTCATATAATATCCTTTTCTCTGCCCCTCTCATATTATAAAATCCTGTCCAATAAGTGGTTGTTGTATCATCCGTATATTGATCAACATAAAAATTTCCAGCAAGTTTCGATCCATCAGTTTTCAACCAATTTTTTACTTGCTCAGAAGTTGCCAGTGGATTTGCCTCTAGGTAAAGAGCAATAACACCAGTTGCCACTGGAGCAGCAGCAGAAGTTCCATTGAACAGACAATCATAAAAACGAGTGTCATCATATCTCTGATAGTCAATGTATCCGGCAATTCCATTTGTTCCTGGTGCCAATGTTTCATCGGCAGGTGCCCAAACATCAATACCAGGTCCATTATTAGAATATGATGCCTTTCTTTCGGCATAGTTTGTTTCTATGAATTCATCCATGGCACCAACACATACAACTGGATGAAAATCATTGGCACTATCAAATCCAATGCCTTGTGGATTTAACCAATCTCTATGATTACAAGGACAAGCTCTAACACTCGCGGAAAATTCTGATCTTGGATCTCCAGCACCAAAATAATCATCATCCATCCAGTTTAAACGGTCTGGATCATTCACACCAATCCCAAGTCTTTGATTGTTATTACCCGCAGCGGCAACATAGATAACACCCTCTGCCATCATTTCATCGGCAGCAGTGTTAGTTGATGATGAACGAGAAGAAGAAGACCAGGAAGCATATGCACCAGAAACCTGGTTATTCAAACCATTTTTCATTGCAGTAACTTGATCGGTTGTTGCGGCATTTCCAGTGAAAGATCCTGTTGTACCTCTGAACTTATACTGAACATTGTCACTGGAATAAAATGCCGCTTGATATCCCCAACTACCATTAATAACTGTTGGATTTGGTCTTCCAGTTTGAGGGTTAGTTGGTTTATTTCGATGCCATATCTTCATTAGATCATAATTTTGTTCTATGGTCAAACCACCATTATCACCAATACCTGGCATATTCCAAATGTTTGACTCAAAAGCAAGTCCCATATACTTACCAGCAGAAAGACCAGCACAGGCAGTTCCGTGACCATCACCTAGAGTATTAGTTCCGTCAAGTCGAACACCTAAAACATTAGGAGCGGTGTAACTTGCTGGAATTGAAACTGTTCCTTCCGATTGAAAAGCAGCAGAACGACTGGCACTATTTTCCCACCACCCTTCGGCAGATGCGGTTGTAATGCCAGTTCTACCATCAGGTTTTATATAAGTGTAATTGTTGGTTATAAAGTAATTTGGATCAATATAAAAAGGTCCATCAAGTACAATATCCCTCACTCTTGATTGACCATTTGAATCCAAAAACTCTGGATGATACTGAAGAACACCCGAATCATGAATTACAATGTCAACATTTTTACCAGTTAAACTATAACTAACATCACTATTAATAACCGCTGGATTGCCCGTTGCGTTTAACCAACCATCTCCATTAGTTTGTAATCCAACTCTTTTAACTGCCCAACTTGTCCTACGATTTTCGGCACTGGTAGGATTGGTTGATGGTGGGGCATTAACTCCCAGGTCACGATATACTTTTACATTTCCCTTAAATCTCTTTGTTGCTGGTTGAGGTTTGGGGAATGAGTCTGGATTGTCTGTTGGAGATAACTCAACCCATTCAATGTGCTCATGATTTTTTAATTCTTCTGCTTCCGCATCCTCAAGTTCGAAAGTTCCTCTTGTCGGACTGTGTAGTTTTTCATCCCAACAAGAAACCTTTCTATCTGGAATATGATCACAAGATGTTTCTTCACATAAAAGATCATGAATTTCCTGCCAATATTCTGGAGATGTTACTTTAACGGTATACTTCTTCATATTAGAGCAGTGCTCCTCTTACAAACCTATAAGTCGTTAAACCAGTGACACCTGTCTCTGGTGTTGCCTGAAGGGTAACTGTATTTCCACTCATCGTTGCTCCAAAGGAAACAATGATGTCTGGTTGATACATCACACCATATTCTTGAGCATAAGCATACTCACCATTCTGCATCACAAGAACCTTCTGGGATTGAATATAAGTTCCATATCCTACATGGACTGTATACTCGGCGGTTAAGAACTCATTAGTTGAAATATCAAAACTGTCAATGGCAGAAGCAATACCTGCCTGTGATGTGTGCTCAATTAATCCAGTTTCAACACCATATCTTTCAACTTGAAGAGAGGATTGGGGATTTGTGGTTCCTATTCCAACCAAACCAAAAGAAGTTGTAGTAACTACCGTTCCACCCGTTCCAACTAACAATTGACCAGGAATTCTTACTTCTCCACTTTGAGTAAAATCAGCAATCGTTCCAACAGTACTTCCAGAGATGCTTGTTACACCAGATATACTATTATTTCTAATAATCAAAGGACCACCATTAGTAATTCTAGTAGTAGAACCATCATGTACTAATTCAAGATCATTTCCATTTCCAAAGTACAGGGAATGACTATCTCTGAATAGCATTCTGTTATTTGGACTATCAATTTGAATATAATCTGTACTTGTATTAAATCTTACAGCATAATTAAAAGTAGAAAAACCAACAACATCAAGACCACCGCCAGTAATTCTAAGTCCTGCTCTTGCGGTGGCAATACCAACAGAGTCTACGTTGACTACATCTTCATAGGTGAGAGTTCCACCAATAGTAGCATTACCACTTACAGATATAGCAGAAGCACTGAGTGTTGTTCCATCAAATGTCAGGTTAGCAGATCCTGTTGGATTATTGGAACCGTCTTTATAAACAACCTGATTAGCAGAACCTGCTACAGGACCAGTAACACCTTGAACGCCTTGAGTTCCATCAGTACCTTGAATACCTTGAACACCATCAGTACCTTGAGTACCTGTGGTTCCTTGAGTTCCCTGAACACCCTGAATACCTTGAATACCTTGAATACCTTGAGCACCATCAGTACCTTGAGTACCTGTGGTTCCTTGAGTTCCATCAGTACCTTGAGCACCTGTGGTTCCTTGAGTTCCATCAGTACCTTGTGCTCCAGTGGTTCCTTGAGTTCCATCAGTGCCTTGAGCACCTGTGGTTCCCTGAGCACCAACTAGTTCCTGCCCATTAACATAAAAACCAGTAGCACTTACAATTCCACTATTGGCATAAATTGTAACTCCAAGTCCAACATTGATATTGGAACTAAAGGTTGAAATGCCAGAGACTTGTAACTGATTAAAAATAGAAGTTCCAGTAGTATCAATACCAACAATAGCACCAGCTTCACCACCAGCAGGGCCCTGAACACCGATTATACCTTGAATACCCTGAATACCTTGGATTCCTGTTCCAGTAGTTCCTTGAGTTCCATCAGCACCTTGAATTCCCTGAGTACCAGTGCCAGTTATACCCTGAATACCTTGAGATCCATCAGTTCCCTGAGTGCCACTAGTTCCCTGAATGCCAGTTGTGCCTTGAGCACCTGTGGTTCCCTGAGATCCTGTTGTTCCCTGAGATCCATCAGTACCTTGTGTTCCAGTAGTTCCCTGAACACCTTGAGTTCCAGCACCTGTTATACCTTGGACGCCCTGAGATCCATCAGTACCTTGTGTTCCAGTAGTTCCCTGGACACCTTGCGTTCCAGTATCTCCCTTATCACCAGTTCTGGCAAAGGTGATGAGGACATCTTCATCATTACCGAAGAATGATGTGCTTCCGGAAACAAAAGAACAAGCAACTTCAAAATATCCAGTTTGTTCTGTTACTGAAGAAATTGTAAACAGGGCATAAGTTACCGAAGTTAATCTATTTGATATTCTAAAGTGCCCCTTAATCGTAGAGGTAGAATCATCAATTGTTCTCAGATAAGATTGAATGTCAGCAGAACTCAAATCAGTATCATCAATATTAAGTTGAGTTGCCAGATTTAAAGTTCCATTATCAAATCCAAGTTTTCCTGCTCCAGGATCACCAGAAGTAGAATTTGTAAATGTATAATTAAACGTAGCTCCACCAAAGTTTCCATCAGCACCTTGAATGCCTTGTGCTCCATTATCTCCAGTAGTACCCTGTACACCTTGAGTTCCAGATCCTGTTAAACCCTGGATGCCTTGAGTTCCTTGAGTTCCTGTGGTTCCTTGGACTCCTTGTCTTCCCTGAATACCTTGAGTACCAGTAGTTCCCTGAGAACCGATAATTCCTTGTGATCCTGTTATGCCTTGCGAACCAGTTGTTCCCTGAGTTCCCGTGGTTCCTTGGACTCCTTGTCTTCCCTGAATACCTTGTGTTCCAGTAGTTCCCTGAAATCCTGTTGTTCCCTGAGATCCTGTTGTTCCCTGAGTTCCCGTGGTTCCTTGGACTCCTTGTCTCCCCTGAATACCTTGAGTACCAGTAGTTCCTTGAGTTCCTGCTCCTGTAGTTCCTTGAGTACCAGTAGTTCCTTGTGCGCCAGTTACTTTCTGACCGCCAGCATAAAAAGCAGTAGCACTAATAATACCAGAGTTACCATACAAAGTAACACCAGTTCCAACATTAATAATATTGGAATTTCCGTCTAAGGTGATCGTACCTTGACCAATTGTTAGAATACCAGTAACTCTAGTATTCCCTTCTACATACAACTTATATCCATTTTTGGCAGTTGTACCAATACCAACGTTCTTAACAGTATTAATACCAACACTATCAACTGCCCAAGTGCCAGCAGAACCAACTACACTACCACTACCTGTTACGGCAGCACCAACAAACTTACCAGTGGATGCCTGATACTGAAGAACATATCCATCAGTCTTAGCAGTGGTTCTATCTACATCATCAAGAAACTCTAAACGGACTTCACCACCACCACCGAGGGTAGCGAGTTGCTCTTGAAGCCTACCAACAAGAAGTTGATAGTGGTTCTTGAGTTGCTCTAGAGTAACTGGATTTTGAGAAAGTGGATCACTATTCTTTGAAGGATCATTTAGTAATCCCTCAGATAGTCTTCTATACTTAATTGCGAGAAGATCGATCTTTTCTTCAAGAGCACTTAGATCGACATTTGGTTTTTTATTTAACTCAAGGAACAAGTCCTCACGAAGAGTTACAATATCGGCACTATTAGAAGAAACGTACTTCTCTACTACTTGTTCAACTTGATCTTGATAGAGTTCTCTAAAGATACTCTGCGCTTCTCGGATCTTAATTGACTCAAGAGAGTCTTCAACTAGTGCTAGTTTACGATGCTTTTCTCTAATTTCATTTATATATTCTTCCTTTAGTTTATCTCCTTCCGTAAGACTTTCTTCGTATACTCCAGTTCTCCAATTATAATTATCTTCCTTTGCTACTTTAACCTCACCAATGAATGGTGGATTATTTTCTACACTTTCACTTTTCATAGAAAAAGAACTAGAGCCGTTTTCTTTCGAAACGACTCCAGTTTGCTTAAGTTCTTCTTCAAGATTTTTGATTTTATTATCTAAATCCTTAGAAGGTTTTGTATGCTTTATACTTTTTCTAAAGAGGCCCATTAACTATTATCAATTTTTTCCGTAATAGTATTTATTATACCCCCAATCTGGAAATTAATCCAGTCCCATTATGCCTGAGACTCTGACCAAGAAAGTCTGGAAGAAACCTGATAAGCAGATGTTTGGTCAATCTCCGAAGAGTCAACTGGTGTTGCACAAATAGTCAGAACATCAGGTCCGTTAGGGAATACACCATCACCACCAAGAATAGAGTTGCCAAGGTCAGTCAAACCTTCCAGAGTAAAAGTGGAAGAGCTTGAAAATCTCTTACCAGTAGCACCTTCATTACCACCCGAAGCACGGAACTGATAGATTGTAGTTCCACCATTAATAGTATCATTAGCAGCATGAGAAATATACTGAGATAGTGATGGTGCTCCAACATTAGAATAGGAAACATTACTTAGATTTCCATTCAACACAACTGTCATCAGAGAGTCATGGGACACCGAAACACCAAGTTCCTTCATCTTAAGTTGCATTCGGTTGATAATATCTCGATCACCAAGGTTTCCAATTAAACTATTATCAACGGAAGGAGCAAGACGAACACTGATAAGTGGAATTAGTGAGTTAAGATCGATAGAAACTCCACCAGATGCTGGAGCTCCAATACTTACCGATGTTCCTGAAGCAACCGTTGGATAAGTTGCTGGTTGAACATAACCAGAAGTTAGATAGATATAAACAATAAAACTTGATCCACTATAACCAGTAAATGATACTGGTTCACCATTTAATTGTTCATCAGCCGTGTACAACGGAATACCAGCAGAGAACTTAGAAGCATCTGCTGTTCCAAAAGGTATTGCTAAGTAATAATCACTATAAGATCCAGAAACTCTCTGCCTATAAATGGTTGCCGTACCGGTGGTCGTTGCTGATGTAGAAGATCCGTTTGTAAATGTCAGTGAATTTCCTGAAGCAGTGAAAAGGTAACTATCGTCATCATCAAATCTACCATCCATAATAACAGAAGTACCCCAGTGGAACAGTGATGGAACAAAACTTGGAACACCACGGTTGAAGACTTCGTAACGAGCAGGAACGTTACCAGATCTCATGTATGCTTCATTGAGTTTATTGTTGTGAATGAATTCATGGCAATACCTGACTCTACCAGTTGTATCCTTAAATCCGAAGCGGATCTTACCAGCACCATACCAAGAATAATCAAAGTATGCCATCTGAATATTATTGATATTTAAATTAAATCCAGATGTTCCGGATCCATCGGCAACATCGATATTCCAATCTCTTTGAGCAACTTTGGTATCAACAGTTTTGGTTACAACAACACCAGTCTGAGAACTTCCTCTATACTTTGGTTGAATATGAATTTCTGTCTGACTAGCAATATAAGTTACCTTATAAGATTGTCCACGAACAACAATATAATCACCAACTTCTAATTGATCTCTAAATCTAGCTGTGCTGCCAGTAATAATATTAGAATTAGATATGGTATTTACTGTTCCAGATAACTGCTGAACTGAAGATCTTCTTACAGCATAAAGGGTTTTTCCATCATACTCATAGAAGAAACCATTCTGGAAATCAAACAATCCACAACGAACTCCAGCATTCGAATATCTAGAAATAGCATACTCAATAAATCCAGTTGGATTAGCAACAGTAACTGCTCCACCACCAGTATATGTAAAG